GCTGGCATCTCGAAATATGTTCCATCATCAAAGCGCCCTTTGGCATACCATTGAGAACGATTGGCTGGGTATGTGATGTTTACAATCATAAAATCATCCCCACGAAACAGAACGAGAGCCGGAGAAACCCGCTATGCTTGGGCTAGAACCAGACCAACCCCATTCAGTATATGGCCCATTGTCATCTCCGGTTGTATAAGATGCGTTTGTGCGCAGGAGCGTAGTTCCACCGATATTTATGGAAGCCCATCCAGAATTAGGAACAGCCGTGGTTATACGAAGGTAAATTCCTTGGGATGTAAAAAGCAAAGACCCATTAGCGTAAAATTCTAAATAGGCTCCCGCAAGGCGAGTGGTCGTCTTCCCCTGCCCGAAGTTATAATTGCTCATGCTTCCAAAGGCGTTCAGGCGATAACCATTGTCATAGCCGTTATACCTATAAACATCAAAACTAATGTCATAAGGCGCGTATCCAGAGTTGAGCGTGGCGGTTCCTGAAAATCCAGACGCGCCGGACGCGCCAGCCGCACCAAGCATCGCGCACATTATACCAGTCATTAGGTGACCCCTGCGCCGGAGATATACCAGCGATTAGCTTGAACCTTAATGAGTGTTGCAACCGAACCAATTGCCAAAGTTCGCGTCCCTGTGGTCGCTGCGCCAGTGCCAGCCAGCACAAGTGTAACGCCAGATGCGGGAACAATGGTTTTCGCAGCATCCTCACAAACAAAGGTTGTGGCAGCGCCAACTGGAAAGTTGAGCGTCCCGTCAGCAGGGATGGTCACGGCAAATGCGCCAGCGGTTACATAAAGGTGCTTTCCAATATCGGAGAGGGCCAGCGTGTAGGCTGATGTCCGCTGGTTCTGTGGCAGTCCCTTGTAACCAAAAGCAGCAGCCACATCCGCGCTGGTAATCTGCCCAACATCATCCATGATGACGCCATTATTGGCAAAGCCAAGACCTTGGTTGATGCGCCAGCGGTTGCTGGTGTCCACGCCCCAAGACCACCACAAATCAGAGCCGCCGCTATTTTTGGCAGCCATGATATTGAAAGCGTCTTTTGAAGTCCCAGACGGGGCCATTTGGGTCAGGCGGTTATATCCACCAACAGCAGACTGAATGTGCAATGTTGCGTCAGTGGCAGTGCCACCGATGGCAACACCGCCGTTTGAGCCAACGCGCATCCGCTCAGTGCTGTTGGTCTGGAATGTCACAGGAGCAGCGCCGGACACTGAAAGCACCATTCCGCCTGTGCCAGAATTGATTATATCCATACCGCCGTTTGTGCCGCCATAGCGGATGATACGGCTTTCAAAATCAGTTCCTGATGCGCTGTGAAGGTCAATGTAGGAGTTACCAGAGCCAGAGCGATTGCCGCCAAGTTCAAAGGCGCAGTCCCCAGTGCTGACGCCACCTCCACTTATCAGTGTCTGACCAAAGTTTATGCTGCCATTTACGTCTAGCTTTACCGCTGGCGAATTTGTCCCAATCCCGACATTTCCCGTTGTGGTTACATTTCCTGTAAATGCAGCACCGGACAACAGCGCATAAGGCGTCAATGCTGATGAAGTAATGTATCCAGCGGGGTTTGTTGCGTTATAAGGCGTGTAGCCAAGCGCAGTGGTGACATTGCCAGATGTTAGCGTTAATGTGCCGCCAAGCGTCAATGAGCCGCTGCTGGTGACGCTGCCTGTGAGCGTCAATCCGCTGACTGTGCCAGTGCCGCTTACCGATGTGACAGTGCCGACATTTGTGGTGTATCCAGCAGGGTTGGTGGCATTGTAAGGCGTATATCCAAGCGCCGTTACAATCGACTTCTTTTCCCACAGGCTTGTCGATGTGTTGAAGAATAGGCCATCGTTGTTCGCTGGCGATTGCGCCGATACATCGTGAAGCTCGTCCATTTCATAGCCGTTTTGGACTTTAACGAATAGCTTACCCTGCGATGGGTGAGCGTGTTCCACGACAGCCATGTAAACCAAATGCTGTGGCGCATAAGGCTTAGTTGCCGTCAGTGTTCCAGCCGTTGTTGGGCTGAGATAAAGCTGCTGACCATCTGTGTATGCAGAGGTATCAATGTTGGTAATGGTTCCAATGAGCGTCACGTTGCCATTGGCGTTGTTGGCAATGTTGGCTGTGACCAATCCCAATGTTTGTGCTGACGTTGGGTCACTGGTTGCGATTGCCTTGCTGACAGTGGAAATCTGACCAGTGGCCCCGCTGATATATACCGCAGTGCCTTTTGTGAGCGTTGCGCCCGTGGTATTGCGAACAGGCAGCAGGACGTTTGAAGTTGAACCAGCGACAGCAACCGATAAGTCTATCGCCGTAGTTCCCGTAATGGTTACAGAGCCGTCAGTTGATGCAATGGTTTGAACGGCAGTGTCAGCTTTAGCACCTTGCGCTGCCGTTGCTGGCGTATAGCCCAAGCCGCTTGTGATGTCGCCAGATGTGAGCGCCAACGTGCCGCCAAGGGTAAGTGAGCCAGATGTAGTAACTGTGCCTGTAAGCGTTAATCCGCTAACACTGCCCGTGCCTGATACGCTTGTGACAGTTCCAGAACCGCCGCCACCGCCTGCGCCAATCTCAACGACGCTTTGTGTTCCATTATCTTTTTTAAGATACAGCTTGCCGTCATAGGTGTTGATAGCAAGCTCACCTAATGCAAGGTCTGCAATACTTGGAACCTTGGCTGGAACCGCGCTGCGCTTAAACTTCATCAATGCCATTTGGCTTCCCTTTATTGCTATATAGCGGGGTTAATATCTTAATAAGCTCCGCCATCAAAAACACCAGCGGTATTTATCCATTTTGATGTTGATGCGTTATACTGCAAAACGTCAAGGTCAGAAAGGTCTGTTATAACAACGTCATCTAAATCTGACAGCCTCTTTGCACCACCGCCTCCACCGCCAAATGAACCAAGCGGCTTGGCAACTGGCAATTCTATTTCTGTTTCTTGCCCATTGGTGAGCGTAATCCAAAATGACTTATCATCACGCTGTTCCACAAGTGCAATGCCAACACCGTCAGCGCCATCGGAACCATTACTACCATTACGGCCATCAACGCCATTACGCCCAGCAGCACCATCAACACCGTCAACACCATTTCTACCGTCACGGCCACGCAATGTTTCACGGTTGAGGTCAAACCATATATCAACGGCAGCCTGTATTTCCTCATCGCTAGGTGGCCTTCCCTGTGGGCCTTGCTCCCCGTCTGCGCCATCAATGCCGTCCGCTGGCTGCGTAATGTTTTCGCGTAACCAATTTTCAGCAGCGTCTTTGATTTGCTGGTCACTAACAGGTGGTGCATCTTCGCCGCGCTCCCCTTGTGGGCCAGCCTCACCTTGTGGCCCTTGTATCATTGGCCTTGAAGCTGCATCGTTGACGCGCAAATTGAGCGCGGCAACAGCCTCGACTAGCGAGGTGACAATTTCCTCGCTGATAGCCATTTAGAGACCAAGCCTCTGACGGATGTTAGCCATCAATGTTTGCTCTGCCACATTGTCGCCATTATCAACGTTGCTATCGCTGTTGTTATCCTGTGACATATCATCTGCAAAAGACGGGCCTTCGTCGGCCAGCATAGCTTCGTATTCCTCAAACTCCATTTGCGGGTTGACTAGCTCACCGCGTTGGAAGTTGTCGAACAATACTGACAATGGCATTGCATCACCTTGATATGCGCCCATCAATGCGCTCACCATCTGTGGAGCCATACGTGCAGCGCCAAAGTCAGTGTTAAGGTTAAACTCTGCGTCTTGTGGTGCGCCTACCCATTCAGCCATCCAGTTGAGTGAACGCTGAATAGCATCTGACGCAGAACGGCTAATAGAGGCCAGCACCGAACGCTCACCAGCCGTGCGTAGCTCTATAGTGCCAAATGCTTCAGCCGTGCGCTTATCGTCAGCAAGCATCCGTGCGCCCAGCACTGCCATGCGTTGCTCTTTGTCCTTTAGCGCCTGTTGTAGCGTCTTAAGGCCATCGCCCTTAAACTCTAGGTATTCAGCCTTAGCCGATGGGTCAGGGAATACCCACGCTGTCATTGAGCCAATAGAAAGCGTCTGCCCCTCTGCCAACTGGACGCCAGCAACGTATGGGGTTGGCAAACCTGTAAAGTGCAAGCCATGCTCATAGTCGGCGCTATTGCGGTAATGGGCAAGGTTAGTATCCACTAGGTCAAGCAAGGGTGGCTTTTGCACTGTGGTGGACGCACTGTTAGCCCCAAGCACTGTGAACGGGATGTAGCGCATAGGCTGGCCCATTTGCAGCGGGTATACTTCGCTAAGCAGTTCGTTGTTGTCGTCAATCATGCGGACGCGATAACCTTGCTCGGTAAGGTCAAGCACGCGATAGCGTATAACTTCTTCGGACGTAAATTCGTCTTGGTAAACTTCCGCAGCTTCACGCAGCACCACAAGCGTTAGCGTTTCAGCGCCGTTGATGTAGCTTGTGCGCCAGTTGATAATGCTTTCGGCAGAATACCAACGCAGGAATGGACGCACGTTCATTGCCTCTGCTACCGCGACAGTCAGATTGGTAGGCGTGTTTGATGGATAGTCCACCATTATGCCTACGCGCCCTACAGCAATCTGTTGCTCGACAATCTGCTCACTAAACTCGCGTAGGTTAGTCCCTGACAGCGTTATGTCATCTGCGAAGGGCTCAATCGCAGTTGGCAGCGTCCACGTTGGGTCTTTGGCAAATATCATACCTGTAAACGCATCTAGAGTGCGTCCAGTGGCATTGAAGAAGCCAGCCCGTTCTTGATACGCAATGTAGTCAGGGTCAGTCTGGTTAATCAAGCGAGGCAAATAGTCGTTGCCTGTGTAGTCTGGGTTATACAAACTGCCAGCATACTTCGCGCCATACTGAACCTTAGCCCCGTATTTCACTTGCTGAATTAGCGCATCCCTGCCCTGTATAACGTCACGACAACGCTGCCACTTATAGCGGTTAGCGTCATATTCTTTGTGGGTGGTATCGACGGCCATCTAAACCCCTGCGATTTGTGCAAATGAAACTGTTCCACGTCCAATACCATACTTATACGCAATAAGGTAGCCAATGGCATCGTTTAAGTGGTCAAAGCCTGAAGTTTTATCTGGTTCACCATTTGGGCCGTAGGTTTGACGCTCTAAACATTCAACTAAACTTGGGCATTTGTCAGGATTTACGAGCAGCCTTCTATTGCCGCCGCTATATATCATTTGGTTTACTGCCAGAACCCTATCTTTAATGCTTGGGTTGGATGCGTGAGCCATAACCATAAATCCAGCAGACCGTAACAGCGTAATGTCTGAAAGGCTGGCATTGACGCTCTTGGTGGCTTTGCCGCTTGCGTCAGGATAGATGAAAACCTGATTGTTTCTGTATTTTGATTTTATTATATCAATAATTTGTGGCGTATCACGAGCCTTAGTAATTTCATCAACGCAGTGTGGCTCACCATTGCGAAGCACAGCAACTACCGCGCTCATGTTAAGCACGTTGAAGTCCATGCCAATATGCACAGGCTCACCATCTTGCACCACCTCAAAGGTTTGATTGAGAACGCGGTCATATTCAGCATAGATGCTGCCAGACGTTAGGTTTACAAACTCACCGTCCAGATAAGCGGAAAGAAGCTGCGTTGGATATGACGCCTGTAGGTTCTGGATATAGCCATCAGGAAGGTTGGCCGCATTGTCAGCCGTTTTTGCCTTAAACAGAACATAACCATCCGCCTTGTTCTTTACCCACCTGTCATAGACAAAGCGGAAGCCCTCTGGCGTTGTAGCCACGCCTACGCTGTTTGGTATGACAAGGCCGCTTTGAGTGTGCGCCTTCTGGCGGTTACGTGCGATGATTTTATTCCATACCATACGCGCTTTGTTTATCGGCAGAGTGTCAAGTTCATCGACTATGCTGTGCGCCACCTCATAACCAACAATGCGGTCAGGTTGTTCCATGTTGCGAAAAATGATGTTGCCAATTTCCGTGTGCAGTGTAGCCTTCTGCTTATTCAGCTTAAAGCCTACCCCGTTTCTTTCAAACAAAGCCGGAAAGCGTTGAAAGGCAATATCTTCAATTAGCGGATAGGTCGGCAGGTAATATGCAACATTTTGCTGTGGGCATAACCGCTTTAGTCTTATGATACGCGCAATAGCCGCCGCAGTCTTGCCGCTTCCAAAGCCGCCGACAAAAGCTGGAAAAGGTTCCTTTGAATAAACAAAGTCATGCTGTGACGGCGAAAACTTCAAATCCAATCCTCATCATTCAGCGGTGTCAGGCTCTTAGTGATAGACACTACCTCTGATTTTTCAACATGGATACCAGCGGCCTTGCCCCTAGCTACCTCTGCACTAATTGCCGCGCCATATTGATTGTTTTGCACTGCCGCATTTCGCAGCCGCTTTAAGTCCTCTAGGTGCGTCTTTAGCGTAATCCCTACTTCTTCAATAATAGGTTTACGCAACTCCTCCACCCTACCCGCAACCTGCCCGCTTTTGACTAGCTCTGATGCACGTTTATGGATTGTGTCAGCCTTGGTGTTGGCGTGAACATTAAACGCAGCGCGGTATGCGTCTGACTGGCTCTTGCCACTAGCAATCTCTTGCGCGAAGCGTTCCTGCTTAGATGTCAGTGTCATGCTATCAATCCTAATACGTCTAGGCGCTCACCATCCTCATAGGATACTGGCGTAATAGGCCCATTGAGAAACTCTGCAACAAAGCCATTGAAGTTTCTTTGGTAATACGGGTTAAAGTTTGCACCGCTCACTACCAGTTTCTTATAAGCTTCCCATTGGCGCATATTCCTAAAACGGCAGTGAACCATCATGTGACATACAAAGCATAATGAGTATTGCCCAATATGGTCACCGTATGGTGCGGAGTAATCTTCGCTATGGTGCTCCACAATGCCTTTATCTTGCCCACAACAATCACAGGATGTTGCCTTGGCTCTACGGCCAGCAGCGTATTCGCCCTTTAGCCAATTAAATGCGTCCATACGTTGCTTGGCAGTAAATCCATTATATGACTTCACCAGTTTTTCCTTAACTTCTTAGCTCCATTCGGCAGTTCACCAAATGTCTCAAAGCCGTTTTGTATATAGAATTTATCATTGTATGCGTAAACCTCTATATTAGCACAACGCTCATTGCATATATCAAAAAGATGTTGCGTCAGGTTATTGCCTATGCCTAGCCCCCTATACTTCTCATGCACAAAAACGCCTTTGATGCGGTAGCCAGTGGCAACCTTCATAAGACCAGCAAAGCCTAAAATGGCTGTGAAATCATTGACGGTGAACCATTCAGTGTTTTTTGTATCGCTGATTGATACCCTGCTTTTCGCGGCTAAACTTGCGTATGGCGCAACGTCTTTAAAGGTGGCCTTACTTATCTCCACGCTTCACCTCTGCGGGATACCACGCCTTGCTGTATTTGTAATTCTTAATGTCCTTTTTCTTGAACACGCCATCTTGGTATAGAAGGTCTATCTCCTCCAAGGTTGCCCCAATGTTTTCGCAAATTTCCTGCTTATCGCAGCCATGCTCATCTATTAATTGGTGAATAATTTCGCTCATTTGCAGGGCAACGTGCGAACCCTTGGCGCGGTTAATGCGTATAGTAAGCATCATTGCTTCTGGCTTGTTTAGGTTCATGACAACGCATGGAACCTTACCGTTATAAATTTCCTTTAATGCCTTGCTATCTTGTGAAAGCCTCCAGCGATGGAAGCCATCAATGATGATGTTATCTGGGTTAATGATAACGGGTTGTATCCAGCCGCATTTCAATATGCTTTTTTCCAGTAGTTTGAGTTCTGGCGTAAAGACCACGTTAGGATTGTAGCCGTTTGCGTTGATGCTTGATGCGTCACGCCACTCTACGTTGTTGATAGGCTCTTTGCTAAACATTACTTGCTCCTAGCTTTCGGCATAATTTCTCTTTTGAATGAACCAGCCATAAAGGTGGTCAATAAATATTGAGGTGGATATAGGTCTGGGTCTTTTAGCGCCCTTCCCATGACACTATCAAAACGCTTCACAGCCATTTTGTGCTGCGCTTCATCCTCAATGTTATCTTCTATCCAAGCCCTTACGCCACCATAGCTTTGACCATATTTTTCTTTGATTGCGTTGCGGTCAAGGTCTTTAAAATAGCGTTCGTGCGCCAACATTTCGGGAAAAATCTCAATGACGCGATTATAAAACTCTGGTGTTGCAGTTTTGATTAAATCAAACCGCTTGGCGCTTTCTGCGTGTAGCGGCGTTGAAACCCGAAGCCCATTGCCAGACCACATTTGCCAATCATATAATTTGCAATATTGAATGTCGTTATCATAAAAATATTTGAAAACATCATCTTCAGACCAATCAAAAATTGGCTTGCATAGATTTACGTTTTTGGCGGAGGGGTCAGAAACTGCATTGATATAATTTTCGTTTAATTTGTTGACGCAAGCACGAAAGCGCATCAAGCTTTCACTACTGCGTATCCCTGTCAAAAACGCCATTTTGCCTTTGAAAAACTTAGCAGTGAATGCGTCCATTGAATACTGGTCAAAAATTCTATCGTCACCCTCTTCTAAAGAGATTGACCAATCAGGTTTCTGCCTTACCCATTTTCTGCTGTTATCCCATTGAACGTATGAATGGCAAACGCCCAAGACATATTTGGTGGATTTTAGCGGAACGGTGAACCACAGCATATTAATCCAAGGTTCTTTGCGATATTTGTCCACGAAGTTGATAACTTCATCTGGTATTAGTTCCTCATCCCTAAACACCACATTGAGGGGCTTGGTTATACCCCTTTCCTGCATGACCTCGTGAGCCAGATGCAACACCACTAAGCTATCTTTGCCGCCAGAAAACATGATAGCCACGGTGTCAAACACATCAAATATGTGGTGCATCCGCGCTTTGGCTTCCGTGAGAACGTCAGCCTCTATATATTGTTTAATCCTGACCAAGTTCATTCTCCTGCAAGAATGTTATCAGCCGCTCTGCGAGTGTGTCATGGTCTTCATATTTTGTTTTCAAAAATCTTATGAAATTGAACCAGATTGCTTGCTGCGCTTCATTGTCAAAGACAATGTTGTATTGAATTATATAGTTTGCCTCTTTTTCTTCATCATCTTCTTTTGGCGGTTCCTCTACGTCATCCAGCAGTTCGCGCAGTTCCTGCGTATTGAAGCCGATTGCCTCATAATTAAATCCGCTTGCGACTAAATCAGCCATCTCCATTTTCAATAGCTCGTCATCCCAGATTGAATTTAGAGCTAATTTATTGTCAGCTATCACAAGGGCTTTTTGCTGCGCCTCACTAAGACCGCTTAAAACTATTACTGGCACATCAACCATGCCAAGTTCTTTTGCTGCCATGATGCGTCCATGACCTGCGATAATCATATTGTCATCGCTAATCAGTATGGGATTAGTCCAACCAAATTCCTTCATGCTTGCCGCTATTTGAGCAACTTGCTCTTGGCTGTGCGTCCGGCTGTTCGCTGCATACGGAGTAAGTTCCGCTACGCTGCGTTGTTCAATTTTAGGTGCATCTATCATAATCTTCCGCCTTCATGCTGGCACAGCTTCTCTAGATAGTGCTGCGCTTTTTTTAAATCTTCTATGCCATTCTTGTCACGATAGCGGGATAAATACTTTATGCAATTACCTTGCAAATATCCCGCAAAAGCTTCCGCAGACATCCACGCTTCCATTGCATCCCAAGGCTGAACCTTTTTGGATGCGTAATGATTGCCACCTACTTGACGGTTATTAGGGCGCGTCATCGTCATTCTCATCTTCAAATGGGTCATAGCCTTTTAGCATTGCGTCTACCGCAACCATAATTGGTCCAGTGATATTGACCTTACCAGCCTCCATCTTGCGGATTGTAGTTGCCCCTGTTGTTGGTGACAGGCGCAGCGCATCAGCCATGTCTGTTAGGCTGTAGCCTAAATACATTCTGGCTAGTTTAAGCTTTGATGGTGTCATGAGGCCATCCTTCTAATTCGTATTTAGCTAGGGCCGCAATTTCATCCTGTTCATACTTCTTAAGTGCATGGCAAATGGTGCTGTGGTCGCGGTTCATAATTCTGCCAATCTCTGTGGTTGAATAGCCTCTTTCCCTAAGCATCACAACGCATCTGCGCCTCACTGCGACCAGCGCCTTTAGTTTGCTTTTGCCTAAAACGTCCTCAACCGTGTAATCATACAAATTGGCTATTGCCTCTATGCGTATCATATTTAATTGCCTTGGCGTCATGCCAAGCGTGTCAACCAGCACTTCTTCTGGCTTTTCTTCTTCCCAGCTAAAACTATCATTAAGCATCATGCGTCCTTCAAGAAAATGCCGTCAACCATCTTGCCCTTGCGGTCTTTGATTTCTTGCCAAGCGCCATCAATGCAATCTTCAATCAGCATACCGTTTTGCGCTGCCATGATGGTCAGCACGACAACCATGTCACCGATAGCATCTGCAAATTCAGCGTAATCATGCTTTGCAATGGCGTTAGCCAGTTCGCCAGCTTCTTCTATAAGCTTCACAAATTGGCTTTTGAGGTCGCTTCCTGCAATCAAGTTGCGGTCTGCTGCCCACTGGCGGATTAAGTCTGCGTGTAACATTTTATGCGTCCTCTTCTGTGCGGTAATCTTGAATTTGGCGTTCAGCAATTTCACGCCAATTAACGTCATTCAAAAATGCTCTGGCATAATCATATGCAAAACCAAAGCCCTGTTCATCAATAATTTCCAATGCTTCATCACGCATCATTTGACCTAAGTCATAAGCATCTAGGTCATTTTTGCTGGCATAATCTGCGCTGTCAAACATTTCTATTCTCACGCGCCATGTGGCATAATTTGTCCAGCCGTTATATGTCGTGTCAGTCATAACTATTCCTTTTCTAGCGAGGCCGCGCCTCTGTTCATGCAAAAGTAAATTGGCTTGGTTTGTAGCAATGTGCAAACCATCTTGGGCTTGGGTTGGTGCTTACAAGGTCATGCAAAATGGCATATTCTGCATTGCCATCTTTATCAAATCGGAAGCATCTAGCTTCCGCATGGTAACGCTCACCTTCGCCTACCTCAATAAAAACACCACCACGTAGGGTCGAAAATTTCACTAACATAAAACTTACTCCAAATGGCGAGGCCTTGCCTCTAGTTAAAAGTTAAAGTCGCGGTATGCTCTGCGTCCAGCATAGGCATTGCCGCCCATCGCAAAAGTCTGGTTGCCCACCTTCTTCCATTTACGGCGCTCATTGCCTTCTTCATCAACCCAACGGCGCAGTGAAATTTTCACCACCTCGCCTTGTGGGTCAGCTTCGTAGCTGTAACGCTGGTCACGTTGGTTCTCGCAGTGTGCAGCAAACCCGCCAGCAACGAACCGCAGTGCGTCACGGTTAATTAATGTGGCTTCATCGCAGCGCAATGTCATTGTCTTGGCTGTCTTTTTAACGATGGTGTATGCCGCAATGTCAGTCCAAGCCGAAACGCTCACACCATCACCAATGTTCAAGATGCTTATGGCATCTGCGTCAGCGTTAATTTCTGCTGTGCGCTCTGCAATCCAAGGTCTATTAATCATTGTCAGTCTCCTCAATGGCGGGGCGCTGCCCCTTGCTTCAATACAACTGCTCTAGGCGCAGAAAATTTTGCTGTAAACATCTTTTTTTATCGCATGACTTTTTTTTAGATGAAAAAAGCATTTGACATTAATATAGACTTTTGCTAGAAGGGATTGTTGACAAGGAAAGCCTTGTTGATGGGGCAATGCCCCGCTCTTTGACAATCAAATAGGAGAATAAATATGACCATCCTTATCACAGTTCTTAGCCCAACAGGTCGTGAAGTTGCTGCTTTTGCAGACCCCGAACACGCTTGGACATGGGTTGACGAAGTATATGAGCTTCGCGCCCATACACGATATGTGCGACAAGATGGCAATACGCTGCGCCACGCTTTTACGACAAAAAATAATATGATTGATTGGGCTGTAGCTGAATAAAAAAGATAGCCCTGCCGTAACTGGCGGGGCTATTTCTATTGTCTTGCATGAGCAATCGCGGACAACGCCCATTCCTTTGGCGCTCCGGCATACAGCCCCTTTGACCAGTTACGACGTATATCATCCAGTGATATACCTTTTTGTTGATACCTAGCTAAGTCGCACATTAATCTAGTGGCTGCGCTGGCGCTATCCTTGGCCAATTTGAAGGCTGCTCCGTAACTCTGCCAGTTCTTCCGCTGTGACATACTCTTGTGGCGGAACATATTCGCGCTTGTGTATCTGCAATAGATAACTTGCCCTTGCCCGTTTGCGTCTGCGCTCACTGCCTTCGGCTTGCACCACGCTATCAATTTCGGCTGGCGTCGGCATAAATTTGCAAGTGCGGAGCAATTTTAGAAAGCCGCTGCGTAAATCAATCAGCGGATAAATGCGGAGGGTCATCCAGTATAATTCCAGCCGCTCTGCTTCTTCGTCTACGCTGCGCTTTTGGTTTGCGGTGGCCAAAGATAACTTGGCAATCATAACGTCCACCTGTTCGCGCTCTGGCATGGGTGGACGCGGCCCATCCAAAAACTTCTGCAAAATCTCTGCCGACTTAGGCCCAATCGTCGGTTCGTCTTGGCTCATCAACAGCGCGTCTAGCTTGGCTGGCAATAACGGCTCTGACCATTGCGTTGGTTGGTTCTGTTGGCTTGGCACTATTTCCTGCATTTTGCGTTCCTTTCGGTTCGTAAATATCAAGCCAGCCGTTGATTGTCGAACGGTCTAGCAATTCTGTAATGTTATGTCCTGCTAAGTGTAAAGCTTCCAGTTTTTTATAAGCCCTTGCCTTAGCCCTATCTGTCAATGGACGCTTGCGTTGCTTCCGCATCTCAACCCATCCCTGCCAAGCATCTATTGGCAACCACAGGGGATAGCCTTCTATAATTACAACTGGTTTATTATCTGTGTTTATATCTGGTATAGGTTTGCCCTTCTGGGCAACTTCATTTGCCCCAGAGGGCAAGTCGGCTTTTCCTAAAGGGCAAGTGGGCGCATACCATTTGGTGCGGTCATAAGCAGACTTGTTATAGCTGCCACTGACAATCAATCCGTCATCCTCCAGCTTGGTTAAAGCCGTCCTAATTTGCTTCAAAGTTAGGTAAGGAAACAGCTCACCAAAAGCTGCGATTGAGTTATAAGTCCAAACATAGCCATCATAGCTATGCTTGTCATTTGCTGCGTTGCGCTCCGCCCACCACAAAATGTTTTGATATATGGTGGCAGCGTTCAAGCCAACTTGCTTTGCGATAATGGGGTCAAAGCTGTGGCGGCTCATAAATCTGCCCCTTGCACCACAATTCTGTTG